ATGGGCAAAAACATTCTTGATGCTGCACAGAAGCGCCTTGATGATTATAAAGTTTACAACGAATTGACACTTGCTGATGAAGTCGCATTCTGGGATAGTGTGCGCAATCAGGTGACCATTCACTTTTCCTGATGATATTTCAGCAAATACTGACTATCAGACAGCGGCAACTTCAGGCAATGTGATTGAATACTTCCTGAAATGGCTGATTGATCAGCACAATTCACAGGTCCAGGAGTTCCAGCGATTCAAACTTGGAAAAGTGACTGTGACAGATGTGAACAATTATCTGTCAAGGTCTTCAACAGATTACAGCAAGACATGGGAAGTGTTGAAAAGCAAGCTTTTTGATTCTTCCCTTGCTGGTTATTTGTGCATAAGATATGAAGAAGACGGAAACTACATTGACTATTTGAAAGACTTTGAACAGACAAACACACAAAGGGTTGAATTTGGTGAAAATCTTTTGAACATATCAAGTGAATCAGATGCTTCAGCCAGATATTCTGCAATTATTCCACAAGGCAAAAAGCACAAAGAAATTGAAGAAAATTCAGACGATGACACAAGACTGACCATTGCTGGCTTGCCAGATGGTGACATCACAGAAGACATTGTGAAGTCAGGTGACACACTTTGCAGCAAAAGTGCAGTTGATGATTTTGGCTGGATTTATGCACCGCCTTCAGAAACAGTCTGGGATGATGTCACTGTTGCAGAAAATCTTCAAGAAAAGGGTGTTGAATATCTTTCAAACACAGCAACAAAGCTGAAAAATACCATTGAAATTCAAGCGCTTGACCTGCATTATACAAATTCAGACATCGAAGCCTTCAGAATTTGCAGGTATATCACCGCAATTTCAAAGGCGCACAATCTTGAAGGGAATTACAGACTGACAGCCCTTGACATTGACATTTTGAATCCGCAAAATACAAAAATTACACTTGGCGACACAAAACTTTCAATGACTGATATAAATTCGGCAATAAAACAAAACGTTGCGGACACTGTTCAAACTGCAAGCAATAAAATTTATGCCGAAGCAAAAAAAATAGTTGAAGAAACTGCATCATCCGTTGTCTTTGATTGTGAAAAAATTGTTGAAACAAGTATAAAAAATTTAGGCAACAAAGTTCTTTGGAGTAACAGCACAGGGTATCACATGAGTGATGCGCAAGTTGTAAACCTTGCTGAACCCATCAGCACACAATTGACAGGTGTTGTGCTTGTGTGGTCGTGGTACAATACGCAAAAACCAGAAGTGACTGATTCTGAACTTCACTATTTTTTTGTTCCAAAATATCACATTGCAACTTTTGCTGGTAAAACTGTCACGATGTCAGATTCTTGCATCGGTGTCAAAAAGCTTGTGAATGTGTCTGATTCGCAGATTGTAGGCTGTGCAGAAAACAGCGCACAAGGAACAGACACTTTGACTGGTTTGGCTTATGACAACAGAAGGCTGGTCTTGCGTGCAGTTGTAGGTGTTTAATTGAAGAAAGGAAGATAAAAATGAAGAAAATATCAAAAGGCACAATCATCAGAACGGCTTGCTTGATTTTGGCACTTGTGAACAATGCGCTTGCATTGTTCGACAAAAGCCCACTTCCCATTGATGATGAAGTTGTGACACAGGTTGTGTCACTTTTATTCACAACAGGGACTGCACTTGCTTCATGGTGGAAGAATAACAGCTTCACACCAGAAGCGCTTGAAGCAGATAAAGTCTTGAAAAGTCTGAAGTCTGGGGTGAAATAGAATGGTCTATATTTTAACAATTATCACAAGTGTTGCTTCTGCAATGCTTGTTTTTATTTTGCAGATGGTCATCAACGAAAACAGAAAGCTGAAGAAGGAAAAGGATCAGCAGTCTTCACAACGAGAAAATGCGCTTGAAAATGGTGTGCTTTGTTTATTAAGGGCAAAGATGATCGAATATCACACAAAGTACATGGACAGGGGCAGCATCACACCACATGGATGTCAAAGCTGGTTGCAGATGTATAAAGCATACAAAGCTTTGGGTGGCAATGGCATGATTGACCACATGAAAATAGAAATTGAAGAATTGCACATTGAAAATCACTGAAAAAGGGAGTGCTTAAAATGGCATACGAATTTAAAACAAAGCTTGCAAACAAATCAAACTATGGTGCAAAAAGATCAACAGACAAAATCAAATACATTGCCATTCACTTCACCTTGAATGATGGTGACACAGACGAAAACAACGGCAAATATTTTGCAAATAACAAAGTAGGTGCTTCAGCGCATTATTTTGTTGATTCTGATTCTGTCACACAGTCTGTTCCTGACAATTATGTTGCATGGTCTGTCGGTGGCAAAAAATACAATGATTGCAACAAAACAGGTGGCGGCACATTATATGGCAAAGTCACCAACACAAACAGTTTAAGCATTGAATTGTGTGATGATGTGAAGAATGGCACAATCTACCCATCAGCACAGACCATTGCAAATGCTGTTGAACTGACAAAGGCAAAAATGAAGGAATACGGCATTCCCAAAGAAAATGTCATCCGTCATTTTGATGTAACAGGAAAACCATGTCCTGCTTATTGGTGCGGAACTGCTGAAAAGGATACAAAATGGCTGTCAGAGTTCAAAAACAAACTTGATGGACAAACTACTTCAAACAGTTCCCAAAATCCAACAGCGGTGAAAAATAACACATCAGATACTTATGATTTGAAGTCTTTCGTCAAAGATATTCAAAAAGCAACTGGTGCAAAAGTTGACGGAATTGCAGGAACAGAAACACTGTCAAAGACAATCACTGTTTCAGCAAAGGTTAACAGAAAGCATGCTGTTGTGAAGCCTATTCAGAAGCGCTTGAATGCACTTGGTTTTGATTGCGGCACTGCTGATGGCATTGCAGGGGCAAAATTCACAGCAGCTGTCATTGCATACCAAAAGAAAAATGGCTGTGTTTCTGATGGTGAAATCACCGCAAGAAAAACAACATGGAAGAAGCTTCTGGGAATGGCTTAAATTTTGCACTTTCTGCAAAAAAGAGCTTGTTATTTTGCACTTTTGGCGATAAAAATGTAAAGTATACTTGTAATAATTAAAGGGAATCAGGCGGTCAAACCTGATTCCCTTCTTTTTTTTGTTCGTTTTCCAGTTTATACTGCATCAGCTTCAGCAGGTAGTCTGGGCATTTTCGCAATCCCAGTTCCCAGTTTTGAATTGTTCTGTATGGGATTTCAAAATGTTTGCTGAACTGTGTCCTGCTCATTCCTGACTGCTGAAGTAGTTCTTTGAAGTTTTGCATTGTTTTTTTACTTCCTTTCTCTAATCTGATTTGTGATGCGTTTTTTAATATACCAATACAACAAACCATTCATTGTTTTGCAAACGAATGTCTTCGATCAATGAGTTTTGCACCCTATGCAGTGTCATGACATCGACATCATCTTCACTTGTGAAATGTTCTTCATGTTTTTTCCAACCCCAGAAGCCCTTTAGGGTGTAGTTTATTTTTCTTTCATCATCTGCATCAAGCATGCACCATTCTTTGAAATTCATACCTTTGTACTTTTTCATTCTTTTTTCCTTCTCTTTCTTTATTTCATTCGTGACAGTATTTCTTCACGCAACCAATCCAACTGCTTTGCTAATTTGGGTGTTACTCCCCTTTTTGTGAAGTTTATCGCTTTTATGCATTCTGTTACTGTGTTTTCAAATTCATTTACAAGCTGATAATCTTCCAATTGTAAAATTTGTTCTTTTTTTAAATAACCCATTTTTTACGCTCCTTTTTATTTATACTCTGTGGGCGGTACTGCACCGCCCTTTTTTAATTGTCGTAACATGAACAATGCCCCATTGCACACTTCATGTCTTTGATATACGGCTCATACTTCTTGATGAAATTTCTCAATCTTCTTGTTGTTGATAGCCACTGGCTATGTGCTTCCTTCTCATAATTATTGTGGCGAACAACTCTATCATATCTGCTTTTGCTTAATAGGTCTTGTTCAGTAAATTCCCAATATTCAGGATACTGTCCTTCGTTGTTTGCATGTCCTTCTTCATAACAACAATCAAGTGCGTATTGGCATTCACTAACCATATCACGCAAATTCCAATTTTCTGTGTTTTCAGAAAGTCTTGTTCCTATTGTGTTGTGTTCATAACATAAATCCCACATTAGATTGTTGTACTGTTCTGTTGCTTTCTTGATGTTAAGTTCTGTCATTGCTATATTTCCTTTCTTATTACCATACTGTTCTTATTACATCATAATTTTCATCGACTTCAAAAATGTCCCATAATGCACCATGATCTTTTTCGCATGCTATAGCTTCTGTTATCACTTCATCGTCATCTGCACAATATGAAAATAATTCAAAATTTTCATCTGCATATTCTGCTTTATATATCATTTGTTTTTACTCCTTCCTTATAAAATATTGTTATCTTCAAGTGCTATCATAATATTGTCATACACTTCATCATCAATAATTAGTTCAGCAGGAACAAAAGGCAATCTTGTAACTTCGCCTGTTATTTTGTTTGTAAAATTTTTCATCACTATCTTTTTCCTATCGGCTTTAAAAAGAATCAAAGGTGCTTCATCACCTAAATCAGATTCAGCTAAAGCATACTGAACACCATTTACTGTATGTGTGTCAATGGTTGTCCATCTGTAATAATGTCCTTCAAATTTGTACTGTGTCATTGCAAATACTTCCTTTCATTTCGGCTATGCCGTTCTTGGTGTTCTCACCTGACACTTATAATTATATACCCAACGAGTATAAATATCTATTCGCAAAATATACAAATTTCAACTTTTTTTAAGACTTCTTTTTGTGCAACTATACCCAATGAGTACAAAAGCACACCGATAGAAGCGTTCCAGCGGTGCGTTTTTACTTGACTGTTTGCTTGCAGTTATTTGCAAAAGCGGTCACAAATGGCTTTGTTATGCGGTTTTTTTACTTGCTTGTCACTTGCTGATTTTATATCCAACAAAGATGCGCATATTCTTCCGTACCGATGTCCGTCAGAAGAGATTTTGCCATATCGTCCTGCATTGAAAATCTTTGAGCAAGATAACGCATTGACGCACCTAATTCACCGTCAGGACCACCATACTGGCTGATTATAAACGATGCAAGCTTAGGGTCTGGTGTTTTAATATTTACAGGTATCTGAAGCTTTTTTTGATATTCCCACATAATTTATAAATTCCTTCCTTTCAATTAACAATTTTCCCAGGGCCAGGGACCATCGTTCCACGCCCAGTGTTCTGCACAGTCAGTCACCGACGGTGTTAAGGGACCAAATAATTTTTCGTATTCTTCCCTTAACACTGCGGACTTTTGCTGATATCTGTAAAATTTAGAAAGTGCAGCTTTGTGGTCAGGATGTGTGTCTAAAAAAAGATTCAATTCCTTTAAAACAAAATCTGCTTCCATAATCGCCCGTAACAGTTTTTTTCTTGAAACTCTATCTGCCATTGCATTTATCCTCCTTTACGCCCCTTAAATATTCGCACATAGGCAAATTTAATTCCGGAAAGAGCGTTCCGTACTCTATTGCCATTTCGGGAGTATAGGTATTAAACGTTGTCTGTGGCACTACAAAAGCGTAAGCTAATGGTAATTCACTTATATCCATATCGATTCTCCTGTCTAAGAAATTTCAGGCTATGGCCTGCTGATATCATATTATTCAACATTTCTATGTTTTGTGACAAATCACATTTAATAGGTAGGAAAAAAATTGTCAAAAAAAATAAAAAAAGTTCAAAAAAATGCTTGACATTTGTTTTGGTTTGTGTTATTCTAAGTAAGCTGTCGCTTGAGAGAGTAGCAGGCAACAAAAAAATTGAAAAATTTTTAAAAAAGTGCTTGACAATTCAAACAATCGATGCTATAATGAAATTCCGCTCTAAAGTAGCGGACAAACAGAACCTTGAAAAATGAACAGTGCAGGTCTTTAAAAATTCCTAAGTAATTTTGGATTGAGAGAAAGATTATCGCTCTAAAGGATAACAACTTCGTTAGCGAAGAAATGAGAGAATTAGATTTTCTCGGGATTAAGTATATAACTCTTAGTGAGTGATATAACCAATACGA